TTCGGATATTTTAATCTTTATTTTGACACTGAACCTGGGCATACAATACCTTCTCCTCACTTATGAGGAGTTTTACAGGACCTCTAAGAGGGGACCATGTCATCATGAGTGATTACTAGCTTCCGGCCATAAACCGCTAGCTATTATAGGATAAAAGTGATTAATATACGCTAGATCTCTTTTAGCGCGCATACATTACGTTTAAATAATAGTACTTAAATATTAAAATTTTATTTTTAATTTGATTAAACAATGTGATTAGGGACATATGGCTTAACACTAGGGTTATGCATAGGTTGTAATTCTAATTGATTAAGGGGTATATTTTGATATTTCTTATTATATTTCTTATCTAAATATTGTTTATATTTTCTAAAGAGATAGACTATAATTACTATAACTAAAACTATTACGATAAAAGTTAAATCTAAAGAAAAATGACCATTTTTATAATGGCTTTTAATTGCCGCCTCACCTTTATTATAGGTTTTAGCGAACCAGTGTGTAAAGAAATCAAACATTATATTGCGTTGATAGTACGTTAACCTAGATAACTGATCTACTATATAAAACAAAAACTTATAATTATTATGAATTGTTTACACTGTAACTGGAGGAGGAGTAACTGGTGCTGAATTTAATGACATTGAAATATTACTTGAATTAACCCACAAAGTAACTTGGGGTGAAGTTGATAAATTTGAAAGTGAATTTTCTAAAATTCTAATTACAATCCAACCATTTGTATTGGATGCATCAGTTAAACGATGATTAATCACAGGAAGGCGATTAACCCATTGGGGAGTGAAATAAACCTCACCACCATGTAGAAAATATTCAATCCTTGGAAGTTGTGCCACTTCATCTAATGATAAAGCATCTACATCCGCTGCGGTATATTCTACTGGGGCTTGAGCTATTACAGCTCGAAAATTTTGCTGGAAGTTACCAGCACCTGTTAATTTGTAATGGCCATAAGACGGTATTCCATTACACAAAGTAGGACCTGAAAAGATATAAGGTCTTACTTCTGCTTGAGCATTAGACTCCTGACCAAATGAAGTCCAGTTACCTGGATGTTGACGGAGTTTAATTACTTGAGTTGTTGTTGAAGTTACAGTGTAAGTATTAATAGGGGCATATAACTTATTAGTAATATCTAAATTATTATTAACTGTACCTAATGTTTGATCCATTGCTAGATTTGATTGAGTATGGGCTTGACCTACAGGAGGGCGAGTATCCATTGCAACAGATGGAGTTGCTGAAGAGGAATCAAACGTAGCTTCCATTTCATATCTACCACTACCAGTACTATAAATACTACTCAAATACAAAGAATAAACTTCTGCGGCAGCACATTGTTTTGGCGCACTTTTCCCAATTCCAACCTTTGAAATACTAAAATCTTTAAATTGACAATTTACGGAATAAACTTTTTCATGAGGTTCCGATGGAAGATCGGTAAACTCGTAATGCACTTCAGACTGATCAATATCAGCTTGTTCCTTTAGCAATGAAACAAAATCTACATCTGGTTTTGAGCAAAATTCATCACACTGATAACTACCAATAGAAGCTAAAAATGGGTTTAAAGTTGGAGCTGTGCCTAATGTGTACCAAGATAATGTTGCAGCAGTATTACAAATAAATGAAGAACCAGTTAAAGCAATAGTATATGAACCAGGAGTCAAAAGGACTGACGGCATTTGGACAAGAACATTATTACCAAAGGAATTGTAAACAGCAAAAGTAGTAGAGCCTACATTAAATGTACATTGTATCGTACCACCATTGGCCCCATGTAAAAGTGTGCAAGTTATATAAGTTGGATCATTAATTACTATACGATTTATATTACCTACTGGCTTAGTTCCCGTTGTCATCCATGTCAAACTCCCAGTATTTAAAACAGGAGTTGGAGGTGGAGGACAAGGGGGATCATCCCTTACATTTCTATCTACATAAAAATCCATATCTAAAATTTCATAAGAATAACGAAGAGATTGAGGAGAGGGATTAGTTGTTGTTGAAACTGGACCAGTAATTGCTTCAATAATAAGAGAGAACCAAGGTTCATCATACAATTTGGCAAATTCCCGATCTGAAAATGGAATTATAAAATACATCTTAGGATTATCGGCTAAATTATAGGTAACACCCTTTCTATTACGAGAGACGCTCGTAGTATCTGCTGAAGTTGTTGACGAAATTTTAACAATTTGAGAAAATCCCATAGGGGGACGACAATCGACTCGAACTAACACTTTATTAACACGATGATATTGAAAAACTCTCATCAGTTGAAGAGCTTTTGGGTTAACTTGTGCGAGAGTTGGAACCTCTTTATGAGTGGTTCCTTGGACACCTAATGAAAATGAATCTTGATACTGCATATATTTTAACTTATTAGGTAACGACATTTGCTTTTCCATTGTCATTGGCATTGATTTATACGCATCATCAGTTTGCGAAAGGTCAAAAGCATAAACAATCCCCTGAGAACACGAAATTCTTATGGGTTTGCCTATATCAGATTGAACACCTTCTAGCTGATTAGCGGCCTCTGGAGTTACTTCTTCAGGAAATGGCATACCATTACTGGTAGTCAAATTCTGAAGGTTACCTCCAGGATAATTAATAGATGATTTACTTCTATGCATGACAGAATCTTCAATTTTAGTCGTACAAATTTTTAATTGTTTATTAATTATATTATTATTATTATCGTTTTGATATTCTCCTTGATTTACTAATAAAGCGTGAACCTGATCCACTGATCCTTTATTAAGTGAGTATATTAAATCTTTTAATTCCCCACAAGGAGCAAGTAAACCTATTCGCGTTAAGAATAAATCGAGGTAATGCTCAAACGACCAAGATATTTTACTATTTATTTCAGCTCTCAGCTGAGGATAAGTTAATTTAAAATTTTTATCAAATCTAACAAATTTGGAAAGAGTTTTAGCAATATACTTAAAATATACTGATCCATGTAACATCGCTTCGATCAATTGTTCTTGAATAACTACTACCCATTCCTTGATCTCCTCATCATCCAGAGAGCAATAATTGAATACCGCTTCAATGCTATCACGATCCAGGGGAGCAAACCAAATATCATTATTAAAAGCAGAAAAGTGACGTTTAAGAAAACTAATCTCAGATAAATCTCTTGTACATTTAATTTCAATACCAGCTTTATTACCAGGTGTTATAGTTTGACCTAATTTAGACATAATATCTTTATATGAAAAATAATTAAATTTATCGATAACCTCATCTGAAACAGCTAATACTTTATCATCTCCAAAATTAATATCTACTACATGTTCCATATAATATTCTAATTGTTTATTACCTGTTACCGTTCTAAATACATACCAACTATAGAGAAAATTTACGATACAATTTAATTCTGTTGTTAAAGGATTACCAGATTTATTCCCATGAGTTGTTAACATTACTGTCTTATAAGCACACATTACTGTATATATGATCTCATTAAAATAAACTTGACGTGCATTAAACATTTCCTTATCATTATCCCTTTCGAATATTACTGTTGAAATGACGGTTCCAGCTGCTTCCATAAACTGAGCTAATAATCGTTGATCAAAATTTTTATAATCCATATCTATATAATTAGGTTGGGTCTTAATTTTCTCTACTAGACGAACAACATCCAATGATTTCATATCTATTCCAACGGCATGGAATAAGTCAAATTGTTTTGACTTAAACGCACCTTTCCATCTACCGAATAAATATCTACCCATAAGAAATGATTCCATTGGAGGAGCTATAAAAATTCTACTTTTGCCTATTTTTACTTTTAATAAAGGAAGAGGTTCATCTTTTATACATACTTTCCAAATTGACATCGTTCTAAAACCACGCTTAGCATGCATTAATTTTGTTCTAAATACTTTTTGTAATTTTAATGGGATTCCTGTATTTTTTATATATTTAGCAGTAAAATATAAATTAGATTTATCAGTTGCAGCAGGATTTTTAACCGTAATTTCCTTAAGAAAATGATCTTTCTTGGGACACTCAGACCATCCAATTCCACTTGATGTTTTATCATTAATCTTATCAAAGTAATCATTCCAGAATTGACCATTAATAGCTTCAAACATTGCTGTTTTATGTTTCTTTGCAGTTGTTATATCACAATCAGCTAAAACTTTACCCATATACTTAATTAATTGTTTAGTCATATCTTCTAGTTCCTTATTATCTATTGAATAGTTCTTGGTACCGTATCCGGCTAAATTAGTTACTAAAATATCTGGCTTACCTCTAGAATCTAATAAAAGTTGAGATGGATCTTCTACCTGTTCATTAATGAGACATGAGGGCGCTTTCTTCACATCAAATAACCCATAAAATGGTGTACGATGATGGTCAGTTCTTCCTTTCAGATCACATGGTAATTGTCGTGTATGCATATCACCAAGATAACTCATAGAATTATCTTCACATGGTGGCATATGTTGACCCTCACCTGTTTCACTTTCAGAATGGAATAACTCATCAAAGCCATCATATTTACTAGGTTCTGCAAACTTTAATTCTAATCCAACTTGATATTTACCCTGCGATGTATATTCATTATCTGTTAAAACATCCACACGTTCCTCTGTTAAAATTGCTACTAAACCATACGATGTAGTAGTATCTCGTTCCAACACTGCTGTCGCTGACCCTATATGCATACCTAATAATTTACGACTAGATTTAACATCTAGTTGTACAACTGCACCACCACAATCACCTGGCATTGTTTGAGCAGATAAATGAGGCATAGTGCGCATTGCATAAATATTAGTTTCTACTTTTTGCTTAGAGAGTGTTCCTTTATAATCTTTCACATATGTAGCCATAGATGGGATTATAAAACCTTGCTTAGGGAGATATTGAAGTGTAAACTTAACTAATGAGCGAGACCCAATTGTTATATCTTGGGGGACATACGATCTTAACTGTCTACCAAAAATTAATTGTTCTTTTGGGTTATCTGTTATATTATAAGCAGGATCATTAGGTTGACAAATTATACCAGCTGCTAATTCCCAATCTTTCTTATACTTGGAAACTCTTACTTTATAATATTCTTCTGAATGGGTTAAGCCCCTAACACGATATAAATAAATAATTTCTCCAACACCCTGAACTAAATGTGATGGAAATACTACATGTCTACCAATTCCCATTCCATATAATCCACTACATTGAGCATTAACTAATTTAACCAAAATATTATTTCTTATGGAATTTATCGTTAAATTTGCTTGAGGATCTACCGCTGATTCATATTTCCCAGCTGAATTAATTTTATTAATTATATCTAATGGATGAACTTCTTGAATTAACGGATATTTTATATTAGTAACATTTAAACTTACGGGTTCATCGCTTTCAAAAACATTAAACATATCTTCAATTTCTTGATCAGTTGGTTGATAATCAGCCTCATCAAAATCACTAATATCCGATGAATCATTTTCATATTTTTCTGACCTAAACTTAGTGGGATACCTCTTCTTAGATGTTTCATACCTACGTACTGCTGAACGTTGCTTCTCTTGACGATGTTGAGGTGGAGATTCTTCATATACTCTAACACTTGTTTTCTGTTTAGCAGTGCGCTGTTGTGGTGGAGATTCCTCATAAATTCTAACTGTAGCTTTTTGTTTTTGATTACGGTGTTGAGGAGGTGACTCTTCTAAAATTCCTTCTGCCTCGACTTCAGCAAATGTTTTTTCTAATTTATACAAGAATGGATCAATAGGACCTACAATATTATATTTTAATCTAATCTTATCTTCCAGAGCTGACTCATATCTTACAAAAACATTAATATCTGATAACGTTTCTCCTATATGAGGTAAATCTTCATTAATACTATGTGGATTAAGTGTATACTTATTATTTAAATTTTCGATATGCATAGTTACTTTATCTAATTTATCATGAAGTGGTAAACTTGATTCTAATGTACCTTTAATTAAATTTGCAGGAACAGAAGCACCATAAGCTGAAAAAGGCTTAGTTGGGACCTGTTTTAAAACTCTATTTAAATTCCTAATTTTATCATTTAAAGCATCTAAAGTATACGCAAAAGAAACAATATTAATATCTCCCTTATGTTCATCATCATACATCTTTAAAAATTTTAATTTATTAATTTCGGGAACTTGATTAAATTCAAATGAAGCTATTACTGAACGTTGATTAATAGGGCGAGAACCAGGATTGTAAGCATCTGTACTGAATCTACTTTTAGTATAACAAATTATCTTTTTAAATAAACCATTTTCCTTCAATAAAACAATAGAATTTTCATCTAATTGTTCACTTGAAAAATGTGCTATGGGTACTGATAAATTATTTAAACAATTTATGAAAGCTGAAGGTACAATTTTATCATTCTTATCTAAACAACATAACTTCGCAACTTGAATACCACGAGGTTTAGATAATGTTACAGAACCTAACAATACAGGAGACGGATCAAATAACTTAAACATATTCCTATTCTTACCATCCTCTTTAACTAATATACACGTAGTATCAACTGGAGTAATTTTTAAGTTCAAATGACGGTATTCTATTCCATCACTTTCGAAAAATGCAACGACTTTACTTTTTGATTCTTTGTTATTATCCCAAAAACAATGAGATAAGAAATTTTTACAAGTTTTAGCAATATATAATAAAATTTTCCCAATGATCCATAAACCAATAACTGTAATAAATTTAGAAAATATTGAAACATAGAAATTAACTTTTTCTTGAGGATGTCCTGCATCAATGTGCTGACCTTTCTTATACATATACCAACTTTGTCCTAAATGAGCGGCTAACTGATGTGTGATAACTACTGATAATGCCATAGGGATACCAATAAAATTTAATGTTGTAAAAACTACACCTAATCCAATAAATTCGGGGTCTGTGAATAATTTAGTAAATGAGTCCAAGGTTGGACAAACTAATGAAAAATAATCCGCCTCATGTGGATTAATATCAACATATGAAAAGACATCATTAAAATAGACTGCATGATCCCAGATAAAATGTTCATCATCTTTACCGAAGAATGCTGGATCATTAAAAAAGGCATCTAAAGTTGTCTGCCATTTTGGTAGGCATTGAAAATTATAATGGTAATAATAAAAAATAAACTCATGTGGAGCCAATCTATTTTCGTTAATCAGATCTTGAAGAGTATTGCCATCTGGACGAGCGCCTAATGATGTTGTAATAAATTTAGTTTTTGTGGTACTAGTACGCAATGCTCTCATAACCTCACTTGGTAAATCAAATTCATTTCTATAATGGGGAATTGTATCTTTATTCTTTAAAATATATTCTTGAACATTAGGATATAATCTTAATCTATTCATAGGTTTAGGTATATCTTGCTTAACATCTATCGGGGTTGGAAGTTTATAATTAGGATTGGTTTTTCCAGCATAGGGTACTAAATCAGAAACTGCTTCTACAAATTCATCTTCACTCTCATCATCTTCATTTTCATACACTCCAAAGCTAACTTTATTTGTATTAGCATCGAAATGAATTTTTTCTTTATTTAAAATTTTTGGAACATCAATTTTCATAGCAGCTTGAACGACATTAAATCTAGTTTGATTAACATACATTTTATCTACAATCAATTTAGTAATTAAATCTAAGTTAGTAGTATTACCGTTATAACAACCTTGATCTTTACACAAACCACCTTTCTTATTAAAGTAATCTGATCCAGTTGTTAAATGAAGGTCCAACCATGGAAAATCTGGAAAATTAATAGCGCCATCCGGAACTACTGCGTTAGCCTTCTTTTGAGCATGGATAAATACAGGAAAACGCTCAGCTAAAGCGTGAATATTATTTATAGTCTTAGAATCTACAGGGAAAGTATTACAAGAAACCATTACAACTTTTACCTCATATGCAAAACCCTTACTATTAAGTTCTGCTTGATACGAGGGAACTGGACGATTACTAATAAAATTAATTAAGGCACTATGTTCTACTTCTTCCTTATTACTAAATGCATCATCTATACAATGGAATTGTTGTCCTTGAAAATTTTGATCATATTTATCTCTAATATTTTGATTCCACGTTTCCCACATTTCAATATCTTCAAAATCTTGATTTAATTCTGATGATGGATCTAAATTAATTCTCCGTCTAATTTCTAATTTTATACGTTTTTCTAATTGAGTCATAATATTTGATTTTCCAATTTGAGATTCATGTCCGTAAATACATACACCAACAGGTTTAACTCTATCAGCATTAGTTCTACGGATTCTAGCAACATCAGTTGCCATCTTATTATAACGAGTATGTAAATTTCTTATTTCGGCTGCCATAGATGTACCTATCATATCACTATATGATTTAGTTGCTAGATTTTTTACTGCTTCTGTAATCTTTTGACCAACCTTAACAAATTCATCATATTCTGTTTTGCGACAAAAACGAATGGGAGACGTACTTAAATACATATCAAATTTTGCTAACGATTTTATTAAATCTTCAAAATCAGTTTTTAAATTCTTAACAAATTTAGAACGAGCAGACCAACCAAAACCATATTCCTCGGCTAGATCTTCCAATTCTTCAATTACTTCTTTCATAGTTGCTGCATCTTTCTTACTACGCCTAATAAAATTTGTAAAATCAGTAATATTTGTCCCAACCAATAATGGACCTAATAATGTTATTATTAAAGAAATTAATTTCGGTAACTTATCTTGTAATGATTCATATTGATTAGTACTTGTATTCTTAAAACTATTCCATCTTTCTCTTATGGCTTCCAAAACAGGAGCTTCAAAGCCTAATTGTGATAATAAGGTTATAAAATTCGTAACAAAATCGGTTAGATCATGACTACGAGCTAATGATATTAAGTTTGACATCATTCCAATAGGATGATTCTTAATCTTATCTAAGATAGAGGTAAATGAAATAGTATTCTCTCCATTAGGTGTATTTAATTTATCTAATAATGTTTGGATTGAATCCAAGTTTGATCCGACCTTCTTAATACTATCCAAGGCTTCATTGAATTTCTTAATGGTATTACCATCAGAAGCAAAAGTACCTTGAAGCGTTTCCATTGACTTGAGCAACTCAGGAGTTAATGTTGCAGTAGTATCTGCCAAATTTTTGACAGATGCTAACGCATCATTAATCTTTGAGGGCATCTCAGTAACATTCTTAAACATTTGATAATCACCGATACTTCGTTGATTGTTCTTAATATCTTCGAATGCGACACGAGATACGCGTTTCTTCATAATCTTCTGCTGTTTAGGTACACACACCTTAACAACCTTCCCAAACTTTAAATTAGTACGACGCACTTTATAAGTTGCGAAATACCCATACACACATACACCCTTCACATTTACACACATCATTTGTGATGAAATAATTTCATCAAATTTCTTCTTATTATAATCATTAAGACGTTGATCGTAGTCATACCACGATTTTTCTGCTGGAGTAATATCCCAAGTTGATGTCATATCGATTCTCTTCACGGCTAGATAAATACAAGTGTAAAAATCCTATTAATTCTCGTGAACGTTTTACGTTGAATGATATAGTTATATAAATTTTCTTTTAAAAATGATTTAATTGCCTTAGCAAAATGTTTTATATTCGTTTGGAGTATAGGACAAAGATAAACTTTGAACACCTTTAAATTGTTTTGAGTATAGGACAAAGATTTACTTTGAACACGCTAACAAAAAGAAC